TAGTTTGAATCAAATGCTTGAACTGCGTTAACAGCCGTTGAAATTGAATCACTCCATGCAGATGCATCCATTACAAAGAATGTATCTTGTCTATCTTCACACATATCTTTAGCGAAAGTAGTTACTGAAGAGTGTAATCTGTGGATAACACCTGGTAATACTAACATATTGATATCAAATTCATCAGGATTAGATACAGCGTTTATTGCTTTTCTGTATGCTAATGTACCTGCTGCTGTGTTTGAAGATAAATCATATCCTTGCGAATTTCCTGCTATGATATCGTTTCCTAAAGAAACAACTCTATTTGGTTTGAATCCATCAAAACCACCTTGGAAAGGTACTAAGAACTTTCTAGAGTTAATAGAAGTTGCGTTATCATTTAATGAAATTGCTGATGTATTAGGTGATGCTGATGATGGGAAGTTAGCCCCAGCGTCTTGATTGTAATCACCTAAATAGAATGCCGTACCTACACTAGCTCCAACCTTTGGTGTTGGTGCTAAGAAGTTTCTGTTATCTGTTCCAGCGAAATCAAAATCATATCCCCAAAATCTTTTAGGATTATATGAATCATTAATTTTTTGTGCTGCTACATAAGATGGATTAGGTAATGCGAATGCTGAACCGAATGGGTTTTGTATTGCTCCGAATCCGAAAGGTACTAAACTTTCATCAATTGCTTTGTTCATTACTGCTGCACTTGCTTCAACTCTAATATTTTCTGAATTGTTAGCGTAATCACCATTAGTTGATAATTTACCATCATCATCTACAGTAATATACTTATCACCAATTACTCTAACAATGTAGTTTGGTGAATCAGGGTCTAAGTTAACACCTTGAAAGGTTTCAACTAAATTAGGTCTGATATCAGAATCAACTACACCTACAAATGGTGAACCAGCAATCTTATCTTGGTCAACTCTTCTTACTACTACAGTAAATGAACCATATTCAGAACCAGGAACTGAACCGGCTGGCTTAATATCTTGGATACCAATTTTAAATTCGTAGTTAGTTGCCGTACCATGTGATAATGTATGGAACTTAAATAAGTTAGTAGTATTACCACCAACTTTTTGTGATGTAATAAATGGTGTAGATGCTTCAGTATAAGCTTTACCATAATCAATATCTGAACTTGTAGCGATAGTTACTACAGGAATCTCACCGGCTTTAGCGAATGATGCTGATTGGAATGTTTTAAAGTTTGAATAAACATATGCATCTTCTGCACCTCTTGCTGAAAATCCAAATGATTTAGTATAATAATTATCACTAGTCGGGTTTAAAGATGCTGAATAAAAATGTTCAGCTGCTTCAGAACCTGATAACTTTAGTGAAAATATTGATGCTGAAACATCTGTACTTGCTAAGTGGTCTGTAATTGTTGATTTAATGAACACATCTGTATCGGATACGATATCATGTGTTGGGTGTAGTACACCTACTACTTTTGCACCATGTGATGATGATACTGTCAATGCTACTGGGTTTTCTAATTTGTACCCGTCTTTTCCTAATACTCTAACGATTGTTGCAGTACCAGCATCTTCTAAATAAGCTTGTGCAGTATATGGTAGATATGAATCTTCTGTCAATCCACCGAATACTTGTTGAAACTCTTGAAAAGATGATACTGTTGTTGGAACGAATGCTGGTCCTTTAACTGCTGAACCTATTAATGCTGCTCCAATTTCGCCAATCCCTTGAGGTAGAAATGACAAGTCCTTTTCTCTCGTAAAAACTCCAGGACTTACTATTCTTTCTGCCATTTGATTCTCCTATTAATTTCTTTTGGTTTTTATTATATCTATAAATACATCAAAAAACTCAAAACGATTATATTTATGCGATAGGAGTGAAAGTTCCATTTTCAATATCGAACTCACCATTACCATATTTCTCTTTGAATTCATTGGTAATAGCAACTTCTTCATTTCTCATAGACTTAAACTGTTCAGATAGATTATCTTTAGCATCTTCAATATTTTTCAATATCATTTGTGCATTCAATCTTTCTACCTCTACCTCACCTATTCTTGCTGTAACCTCAGCAAAATCGCTTCTGAATTTGTTAACTCTTTCAATATCTTTTTCATCGATATTGATAACTTGTTTTTCCGTAATTTCTTTTACTTCTGCCATAACTTTAATGTTTTTTAATTTGTTTGTTATACTTTATGTGTATATAAATATGAGAATTTTTTTCTAAAGATTAAATTTTAGGAGTTGTTTTCCAAACTATCTTCGATGCACCAAATGCTTTTTGAGTATTTATTGTATTTTTACCTCTATCTTCTGGTACTAAATACGCCTTAGCAGTTAGTGTTACATTACTTCTAACGATTCTTTCTTCACCCACTCCATTGGTTGTATCAAACGAATAAGATTCTCCTTTAATTTGGAATTTGTATCTTTCACCGAATGCACCACCCTGAAAGTATATGATTTGTTCTACAACCTTATTCAAATCTTCCATAAAATCACACCATACAATTACATCATATGCTATATTAACGTAATCTGGCCTATCTACTATATATTTCTCTATAACAGGTTTTTGGTCTTGTAAAAGAGAAAATTGGTCATATCTATTTTCTTTTGAATATTTTTTAACAAATGATTGTGATGTATCTTCATCAGTCATTACTTTCAATTTAGAATACTCTGTATTGATATCTAATGAATTTCTTTTAAACGAAATCAATGGTGTTTGTACCTTACCATTATTATCTCTTAGGAATCCTTCTCTTTGAGCAGATGCCCAATTTTCAGGAGATGCATACATTACAGGAACAGGAATAAATTTACCATTTTCTTCAATAAGTGGTTTAACATCCTTTTCCAAAAAGCTTTTAAATGCTAAATCAATATCGTAAATACCTACGTTTACGTTTTTAACATTATCTTTTCTACGAGATACTTGTTTAGATTTATTCAATTTAGGGTCATCTGAAAAAGAACTTTGGGTTCTTTTCAAATCAATCTTATCATCTCTCTGTATTCTATATCTTTGAGCCATATTAGATTCCTACTGGTAAATCATTATTATCTTTATTAACACCTACTCTAAAATCATCTTTTAATTTTAGTTGACTTCTCTTAGCCACATGCGTTTCACATATAATAGATACACTATATCCATGCTCATCACCACCATCCCAAGTAGTTGGGTTTTTACCTGCGAAAAATTGGTTTTGGAATGTTACATCTACAATGTGTTGTTCATCGTTCCATTCAATCACATCACCTAATTCAGGAAATATATTTTTATCTACTAATGTATCTCTTAGGAAGTAGAAGTTTACGTTTCTAGTATAAGATGTACCAAACTCATCAAATACAGCTTCTGCGTTTGTTCTATCAACTAATGTTGGTATTTTTACAGGATTATAATAAACTTTGTTTTTACCTTCACCATATAAGTTTTGTTTTGTATCTTCTACAATGACCTTATAGTAATACACTTCGGTATCTATGATATCCGTTATCAACTCTTTGTTTATTTTACTAAACAAAGCCATATCTCTTTGTCCACCGAATAATGCCATTTGTTACCCTATATAAATTGCACGAGGTACTCTACTTAAAGTAGCTTCCATCGCTTCTGATTCTTCTTGTTGTGCTTGAAGTAATGCTTTTCTAGAAGTAGCTTCTAAGTTTTCTCTTAATTCTGAAATTAGGATTTCCTTTTCTGATGCTGCTTCACTTCTTAAATCAGCCCCATCTAATGTTATTTCTGAGTTAGGAATTGGTACTGAACTAAACTTAGCTCTTACTGCACCTAACATTTCTTTAGCCAATGCTAATGTATATTTTTCAACCCACCTTCTACCTACGTGGTTTATATGTGTATATTCAATTCTATCATATTTAGCATTTGAATAATCAGATACTACTGAATTAGCTACTATTGGGTTATTTCTTTCTGATTCTAAAACATAGTGAAAGTGCACTGTATAATCTCGTTCTGGTTTTGGAAATATTCTAATTCTATTGTTTTGAATATCAAACCCATATTGAGATTTACGAACCTTATCATTAAATTCAATCGCTTGAACTCTTAATAAATCATCATAAAGTGGTTGCATCATAAATGAAACACCTGGCGAATAATTACCCCATCCAAATGTATCCATCATTTGTTGTGAACCTAAACCAGTTCCTACGAATGGGTCAAAGTATCTAACCATAGCAGGTGGTGCGTTATGCATCATCTTTTTTATTTCGAATTTATCAACACCAGCAGTTCCACTTTCTAAAGATGCTCCTGAATTGGATACGTCTTGTAAATCATATATTTGTTGTCCTTTTTTAGCTGCGAATGAACCAGTATAATATGTTACACTACCACCACTACCTACTTCAGAACCATAATCTTTTGCTAAAGTTACTAATCCACCTAAATTAGCATTCATTTGTTTTTGAGATAAATTAGAACCAGTTGCTTGGCCTTTTATTGAAAGTAAATTTTCTCTAATATTAAATTGATTTACTTGAGATGAGTATTCTGTTACAGCTTCTTCAAAACAAGCATAGAAGTTTATGTCCTGTAGTTCTATATCAACTATAGGATAACCCAAACGTTTTGCGCACCAACCGGCTGTTTTATCAGCTGATGATGTGAATTCTAAATCGGTATCATAGTATCCAAAAGGTGTACTACCTTCTGAGAAAGATGATGAACCCGGCCATATTGGAATGTTTACTGCCATTTACTATCTCCTAATTCTTTTATATAAATATGAGAATCTTTAAGAATCACTTTGTTTTGTAACTCATTGATACTCAGAGCTTTTCACTATCACTATCATAACCCATTGGTTTTCAGATAGTTATGTTATTTTTTCTTTTCTTCACAAGTATATGTATTGGATACTGCGCTATCATCATTAAGTTGAATACCACCGGTTGTACTTGTTGCTAAGAATCCTGCTCCAGCTAGAGTAGTTCCAGCTGAGTTTGTATATACTGTATCACCAGTTGTTGGTAATGTTCCACTACCATCGTGATAGAAGGTTGTATCGGGTGAATTTCCACATACCTGGCTATTGTTCGGACTACCATTTGCTGTAAACGCTGTAACGGAAACTTTATCGTGGTCGTATGAGTAAAACTCACTCATTTGATGAGGTGGAAGTGTATCAGGTCTATCTGAAGTTGAATTTGCCGTATTGATTGTACCATATTGACCGATACTACATGAATATAAACCTACATTACTGTAAACGGCATACCCATTATAATTATTAATACCGAGTTCTCTTCGTATTGAGAACAAAGATAACATACCTGATGATGGAACTGCCATTACATTTTCCCTTTAAGTTGATTAATTTCTGATTTCAATTCATCAATCTGAGATTGTTGTTCTTTCATACCTTCAATTAATACTGCTACCATTTTTTCATAATCTACAGTTTTATATAATGTTTTATCATCTTCATCATCGTTTAAGAGTGGTTGTTCATGCTCATGCACAATATTAGGTATAACCTTTTCTACTTCTTGTGCGATTAATCCTAAATCACGCTTACCTTTTCTACTACCTGCATTCCAATCATACTCAACACCTCTAAGTGCTTTGATTTTATCTAATGGATTTTCAATTGTGGTTACATTATCTTTTAATCTTTCATCAGATATTGTTGTTGAATAAGCAACAACATCACCATCAACGTGTAAAGTACCACCATTAGCTAATCTCATATCTTCTGCACCGGCAGCATACCATCTAATACCTACAGAAGCATCGTAGAATGTATAGTCGTGTGTGTTACCTGTGTAGATGTCTGTAGATGTTGAGTTTCTACGTCTATCATTTTCTAAACGGAACGAAGTTCCACTTAAAGTCATACCATAGTTTCCATCTGCTGAATAGGTTGTGTTGGTATTTGTAACTGTAGAACTAATTTCGCCATCATCAGTAATTTCAATACCATCACCTGCTGAAAATTCACCTATAATATCTGCGGAAGATGGTATTGATAATGCTTTTGATGTTAACCCAGTAACGTGTCCATATGTATCTATTGTTACATCTTGAATTACTGTGTTACCACTATTATTTACTGAACCTGCTGATGAAGTATCAGTATGAGAGAATGTAGTTCCACTTAGAGATAATCCACTTCCAGCAGAATATGTTGTGTTGGTATCAGTATTAGTATCTGTTGAGGATATTGTTATATTACCACCACTTTCTGAAATTGATACGTTTGAACCAGCGATAAAATCTAAAGATTCAGTACTACCTAAAGTATTACCACCTGCAGTTACGTTTCTAAATGTGTTAGTGTTTGTATCCGTTGAGGATATTGTTACTTCACCTTCTGATTCTGAAAGACTAACATTAGTTCCTGCCACTAGGTGCAAAGTTTCAGTTGAACCTAATGTAGTTCCAGTTTCACCATTTGTTGTTCTTACGGCTCTAAAAGTGTTTGTATCAGTATTGGTATCAGTCCAAGGTACGTTAACGTACATTTTTTCAGAGGATATCTCAACAGGATAATTTTTACCACTCTCTGTGTATCCAATTTTAAATCCACCTCTTGTTGATGATGAACCTAATGGTAATGAATAGTTATTATATGTGTTTGAATTAAATGCGTTTGAACCTAATTCTCTAGTTCCCACTACCCCACTACTATTAATCATTAGTGAAGTTGCTTCAGAAGATTGTCCTGAAGTTCCTGTTAGTTTTAGTGTTGTTAGTTCTGCAGATGAACCACTAACGATTACTTTTTTCCAATTTGGCATAATTTCTTTTCCTTTTAGTTATGGTTGGATACTCACAAAATATGAGCCCACTTCCCCACTATGGGGCCAATATCCAAAGATATGTATCAATAAATATGTAATAATTTTTTATTAAATAAAAAACCCCCTACATTTCTGTAAGGGGTCTTGTTGATATTATTCTGATTGAATTAATTGTTGAAGTTTTACTGCGGTTTCGTAAACTATTTGAACATCTCTTCCTTCAAAATTAGATTTGGCAATCAATTGTAAGAGGAACTCTAATTCTGTTTTAGTTAGAGATATATCTTTGTTACCTTTTCCTTCAGCTTTACTTCTTAAACTTTTAAAATCTTCCATAATTTTTTTTATAACTTTTTTTAGTTTCATTACTTATTATTCAACATAAATCCAAATATCTGTACCATCTACGTGAAGGTTTCCATTTTTTTGGTAGTTTACATCTGTTTTAACCTTAGCTACAGCTGCTACGAATGCATCAGTATCGATAGTAGTTTGTCCTGCGGTTGCTCCAGTAAAATCAAACGCCCATCTATCAGCTGTATCATCCCAACCAAATGATTTATTAGTAGCACCATTAATTACAATACCACCATCACCTTCTGTTGTTGCACCTCTGTTTAATTCGATGAATTTATCTGTAACTGCTAAGTTAGTTGTATCAATAGTAGTAGTTGTACCATTTACATCTAAATTACCAGCAATAGTAATTGTATCATTAGTATCACCAATTGTTAATGCGTTAGATGGCATCCCACCACCAAGTACACTCTTAACATCAGCGATTGTAAGTGAGTAGTTATTTGCACTAGCCGCAATACCATTTAATTTACTATGGTCAGCATTTGTAAAGTTATTTTGAGTTAATCCACCATCTCCTACCGAATATGTAGTATTAGTATCAGTTGAACTAAATGTTACTGTTCCTTCTGATTCTGAAATACTAACATTTGTTCCTGCTTTAAGGGTTAATGTTTCAGAATTACCTAGTGCAGTTCCAGTTTCACCATTTTCTGTTCTTACACCTCTAGTACTTTGTGTATTAGTCCACGGAACGTTAACTACCGCTTGTCCAGCTGAGTTTAATTGTAAACCATAAGTTCTACCAGCAGTTGCTGATACTGTGTTAGCTGCTACTGATTGGTCTGTATTACTGAATAATTCAATACCACCTCGCACAGTCGCTGTTGCTTCTGGTAATGAATAGTTATTAGCCGATGCTGCAATTCCATCTAATTTATTTTTTAGAGTAGTAGTGAAGTTTTCTTGAGTTAAACCACCAGCACCAACTGAATAAGTTGTGTTAGTATCTGTTGATGCAATTGTAATTGCACCACCATCTGCTTGTGTTAGAGTTACATTAGTTCCAGCTCTGAAATCTTGTGTTCCACCGCTATCAACTGCTACACCTTCACCACCATCAATACTATTTGAAAATGAGTAATTGTTTGCTGATGTAGCAATACCATCTAATTTAGATTTTAAAGTAGTGGTAAAGTTCTTTTGTGATAACCCACCATCACCTACTGAATAAGTTGTGTTGCTCCAAGGAACATTTACATACATTTTTTCTGATGATAATTCTACAGGATAGTTTTTACCATTTTCAGTATATCCAATTTTAGCACCACCTCTTGTACCCGATGCTGCTAAAGGTAATGCATAATTATTAGCCGATGCTGCAATTCCATCTAACTTAGTTTTTAATGTGGTTGTAAAATTCTTTTGAGTTAATCCACCATCACCTACTGAATAAGTTGTGTTAGTATCCGTAGAAGTGATTGTTACTACACCTTCTGATTCTGAAAGACTAACATTAGTTCCTGCTGTAATGTTTAGGGCTTCTGAACTTTCTAATGAAGTTTCTGTTTCACCATTCGTTACTCTTATACCTCTAAATGAATTAGTTGTAAATGGTAACTGAGATACGTTAATATATTTTTCTGTTCCAGCATCTGATAAGATAAGTTTATCTGTACTGGCTACCGTAATTCCTGTACCATTTGTAAATGATTCGATATTTATCGAACCGGCGGGTACATTTGTCAAGTTTGAACCATCACCACTAAACGCGTTAGCGGTTACAGTTCCATCTACGTTCGCTGCAGCTAATGCTGCTGTTGAGCCGGAGACTATTACCTTTTTCCATTCTGCCATTTTATTGTTCCTCTTTTAATTTTGTTAAACTATAAGTTTACCTTTATAAATATTGTTTTTAATTTGATTACTTTTATAAATATACAAAAAAGTTACTTCCACTAACTGAAAGTGCTCCTTTTTCTCCAGTTGGTAACGTTGCAACTTCTTTTACTACCAATGTACCATCGTTATTAATTGTTACTTTATCCTGTCCACCAACATTTACAGTAAGTACATCTCCTGATGGTGATTGGGTTTTAATTAAAGCAAAGGATGATGTTACAGCCCCTGTCATTTCTAAAGAACCAGTGATTTGTGCATTAGTAGTTACTATTGTTTCTAAACTTACAGAACCATCATTCTTTGTAAAAAATAATTTCCCATCGTAAGTATTGACAGCAAGTTCACCTAATGATAAATTACCTGCATCAGGCACATTACCTGTTGTATCACTTCTCTTTAATCTAATTTTACCTGCCATCTATTTACCTATTATATTTTTAGAAGCTTCCACCATCTATTTCAGTAAATGAAAAACTTCCTGTTAATTGTAATGAACCTGTAATTTGATGAGTATCTGTTTGTTCATCACCAAATATATTAGAACCCGTAGCAAGTGATATGGATTGAGATACTATATTTGTAACTACTTTAGTAGCAGTTAATTCACCAATGTTTAAGTTTTGTCCTACTAACCCAGCAACGATTCCTGCTGAACCACTAATTAACCCATCTACTCTTTTGTTTAAGATGTGAATAACATTACCCATACCTGAATGAGATTGACAAACATAATATAAAGTATCAGGTGCATCAAATTGAACATTGAATTCTACGTTACCACTAGCAGTACCTAAGTTAGTTAATCCATCTGTAAATTGAGTAGATGCATCGTATGCTCCAGCTGATGTTTGAATTCGGAAAGGATGACCTGATGCGTTTACTGCGAATCTGTATTTTTCACCTCTCATTAAGTATATAGCTGGATTATTTTCTGTTCCACTCAAACCAGGACCTGAGAAAGTATATTTTCCACCTGCCGCTGCTACATTCCAAATTGATGTTCTAGTTGCTTCTGCTTCCACACTATCTAAATCAACTGCTTGAGTTACAGTTAAGTAACCTACTTTAGTTGAATCAGCCGTTGGATAAGTAACTTTAGCCGTATTAGCAGTTACTGCTGAATTAGCTGCTACTTCAGTATCAAAATCTGCTGAATCAAATAACTGAGATACATTAATCTTTTTCTCTGTTCCAGCATCTGATAATATTAACTTATCAGTAGCTTCTACAGTTATTCCTGTCCCATCTGTTTGGGAATCTATATCTAATGAACTCCCTGCAGTATTAATTGTAATTGTTTTAGTTGCACCAGTTCCAGTCGCTGTAACTGCGTTACCTACAAAGTTAATTGTTGTAGCTGCCGTTGATAATGAAGAACCTTCTTCTTGTATTGTGATATCACTTCCACCACCACCGATAGAACCATCATCGATTTGTGAACGAAGTGTTCTACCAACATATTGATAAGCCGTTATATAAACAAACTGATTTGATGCTGGTGCGTTTGATACCCAAGTTAAAACACCTGTTTTAAAATCATATACATAATGAGAAGGGTCTGCTGGTGAAGATGAAATACTTCCTGCTGAACTCGCCGTATCTTTATATACTACAACTTTATAACCTGGAGTAGAACTCTCAGTATTATTTGGTGAATCACTTGCGATTATATATTTTGGTGATACAAAATTAGTTTGCTGGTCTGCTTCGATAAGTTGGTCGGATGTTACTGTATCTGAAACAGATGATGGGTCTGAAGTTGTAAAGTAATAAACTTCTCTTTGCCCATCTGCCG